CGATTTCAGTACCACTAACAGGCGTGGTTGGCGCCGGCGCGCTCGGCACGTTAGAGATTGGTAGTAACGAATTAGCGCTCATCATTGATTTTGTTGGTGAATACAAACTCATCATTGATCTCGTTGGTGAGCAGCGCACAATTATTGACATCAGCGCTGTCTACGCGCTGCCCATCGATATCGTTGGCGTATACAACGCGCAAATTGACATCGTCGGTTCATTCGTGAGCGCAATCGATATTATAGGTGCATACGATGGCAACTGACGTCGCAATTGGCGGTAACGGCACACTGTTCATTGGCGAAGACAAAATTCTTCGTCTTGAACTGCTCGACGCGGCAAGCTTGCCTGTTGATATGACTGGCTGGTCAATCGTGTTTGATGTGCGCTCGAAGGATACATCAGTTGATCCTGCGTTGCTTTCAAAGACGCCGACGATTACTGGTGTATATAACGCCGCACGTGCGACAAATACGCAACGCGCAGAAGTTACGTTGTCCGACGACGACATGAATCTGTTCAAAGCGAAAATACATCGTTATAGCTGGAAACGCTTGACCGCGAACAACGAAACGGTATTAGTGCGCGGCAATTTCGCACCTGAGAAAGCGACGGCACCGTAATGGCTGTAACGATTGTTGCAACTGCTGGCGCGGCGAACGCGAACAGTTATATCACAGAGGCCGAAGCGACTGCGTATTTTGCTGCGCGTCTGCCGCTCGCGCCACCTTGGGAAGATGCTGACGATCCGACAGCAGCACTTGCTATGGCGACGCGCGTGCTCGATGCAATGGCCATCGCTCGGCGCCGTTTAATCGGTGAGAATTTCATCACGTCTCGTAAATGGACTGGCGCGCCGACGAGCACGACGCAACGCCTTGCATGGCCCCGCACAGGCATGTTTGATGCGAATGGTAATGCCATTGCGTCGAACGTGATCCCACAAGCGTTGAAAGATGCGCAAGCGGAACTGGCGGGCCAGTTACTACTGTCAGACACAACGCTTGACAATGCGGTGAAAGTCGGCGGCATTACGTCAGTCAAAGCAGGCAGTGTCGCGGTGACGTTTAAGGACATGATCGAATCACACGTGCTGCCTGATGCGGTCTGGATGTTGATGCCTGCGTCGTGGTTCACTGATGAGATTTACGAATCAGCGTTAACGGCACTCTTCGATGTGATCTCATGAGCTTATTGGACGTTGTGCGCTCGGCGGTAAAGATCGCTGACAATGTGACGAAGCCGTTGCAGGCGACGGTTACGTATCAGCGTTATCTGAGCAGCGACGCGTATGGCACAAAAGTGTATGGCGGTGTTGTTTCGCTGCGTGCGATCGTTGATTGGAAACAAAAACAATTGCGCACACCAGAAGGCGTGCTCTCTGTGAGTCGTGCGTCTGTCATGTTTCTCGACGTCGCTGCGCTCGTGAGCGCGACAAGTGGAAACGGCATCGACGATAATGATTTGATTGTGCTGCCTGATGGCACGACTGGTCCGATTCTTGACATGGCGGGTTTTATCGACGCCGGCACAAAACAGCCGCTTGCGACAGAAGTGTTCTTAGGATGAGCGAGCAAGCGCGACGCATTGACGGTTATGACGCACTTGATGAGAGCATTATTTGTTACTGGAAAGCCGGTGATGAATGGCTGCTCTATTTGCCTTTTTGCGGTTTGGGTAACTTACGTAATCATCAAGTGCAAGAACATGATGATGGCACAATCTCAGTTACTCCGTCAATTAAAGTAACTGGGCATAACGCCGGTAACCCACTTGAACGACACGGCTATTTACAACACGGTGTGTGGACTGAAGCATGACGAATCGTGTCGTTCGTCTGCGCGCTGAAGGACGCTGCACATCATGTGGTGGAGAAAATTTACGTTTCCCAAAATGGTTATGCGCAACATGCGTGCATAGAGCATTGGTGTCTAAGCGTGTAACGTGGGCACGTCGTCGCAAAAACCATTTATGTACACGCTGTGGACAGAATCCAGTGACGCGTTTCGTGTGGTGTTTAACTTGTCGCACTGCGCATGCTGACCAACGACATGTGTTTTTTATACCACAGCGGAGAAGTGCGTGATACCTACTGTAAGTATTTTGTTACCGAGCGTGCGTCCTGACCTTTTGCAGCGTGCATTACGTGCAATGCCTGCAGCGTGTGAAGGCGTAGCATGTGAAGTTATTGTGGTATCAGACTTCGCGCCTGATAAAAGTGCTGTATATGATCAATGGCTCCAACGCGAGCGTCGTGGCACCGTTGATGCGTGTAATGCTGCATGCGCACATGCGTATGGCGAGTGGATTTTTTTGACAAATGATGAAAGTATCATTCAGCCGGGTGCTATCAAAGCATTGCTGGACGTCGCATGGATGACACCGTATTGTCTCTGGGCGCCACAGCATGTGCCGAATTATGATTTTCATTATTTCGGCAAGAAGTTCGTACCATTCCCGTTCGTGCACAGAGATTTGCTCGACGCTGTAGGCGGGCTGTTCGATCCTGCTTACAAATGCTTTTACGCCGACCCCGACCTGTCGCTGCGCGTGTATGAAAAAGGCTACACGGTGCAAACGATTGAACGCGCTATCGTCGAGCACAACAATGGGCAGGACGAGGCAAAGCTGCAGAACATGAGCCAATATATGGCGCGCGATCAAGCGACATTCCGGACGCGGTGGGGGCATTTAGGAGAATTCTGTGATTGCTGAGACTCTGAAACATTATAGCGAGGCGTTAGATTTGCCACGTGCGGGTATCGCTGAAGTTTGGCCTATGCTTGATGTGCATGCTGTGCTTAATTATCTTGATAGTAGACCTACGTATCATGGGCATGTCAAGGGTGCAAGTGTTGCGGCACATCAGCCGGGCAATTCGACGTGTTGGGCGCCGGAGGACGTGTTACGCGCGCCGCATTTTTTTGAATTTGCTCTTAAACAAACGTCGATTGTCAGGAAATACCTTGGGCAAGAACCGCTGTTGTATTCTGTTAATGCATTCACAACATACCCGATTGATGGTCCTATGAATCCTGATATTCAGGAGTGGCACCGCGATAAGGATGATGTTCGGTTTGTGGCGCTGTTTGTCTATTTGACCGATGTGTTGATACCTGAAGACGGCGCGCATTTGTTCAAACTTGAGACGCATAGAACTACAGAGGACGGACCTGTTGAGACGATGCTCGGTTCTGCTGGCACAGCATTCCTAGCGGATACGCGCGGGCTACACATGGGTATTCGTCCAACAATTCGCCCGCGCACGATGGTATGGGCGCGGTGGGGCGTGAGTGATCCTCCTGCCTCGTATGTGTGGGACAAACAGGCGCCTGTAGACAAAGCGGTGCTTGGCGCGCGGTATCCAGCAGACAAAACGTTGCAGGAATCAATTCGACTGGTGGTGCAATGATTCCTGACACCATGACGCTCGTGAAGACAGCGCACGGCAATATGACTGTGCCCATCTGTGCGTTACTTGATGGCAAGTTACGAGCGCGGCTTGCGGAGATCATCGCTACGCGTGGCATCACGACGGTCGTTGAAACAGGCATCGATCGTGGCGGGTCAACGATGCTGTTCTCGGAGATGGTGCATCACGTCATTGGTATCGACAATGACCGAGGTAAGGTTGATATCGTCAAGACATCGTTACGCGAGCGTGGCATAGAAAATGTGACGCTTGTGTGTCTAAATTCACCTGATGCTTTGCGTGAAGAATTTGAGGGCGGCCTTGATGCATCTCAAACCTTATTCCTTCTGGATGCTCACTGGCAAGCCTACTGGCCTTTGAAGGATGAAATTCGTGCCATCCCGCGTGGAAAAGGCGTGCTGGTAATGCATGATGCGCGCGTGCCGGGATGCCCAGACCTCGGCGTCGATGAATACAACGGACAAGAGCTGTCATACGAGTATCTTCAAGACGTGTTAACAGAATGGAGCCCGACGCATCGTGTGGAATACAATGACAACACAGCAGAATTCCCACGGAGGGGCGTCATGTTCGTCTATCCGTCATGATGTCGGTCATTGTACCTGTGCGTGAGCGTGTGACGCTATTGGACAAAATGCTCACGTCGTTGTTTGCGACTGCACAAGAACACGTCGAGGTAGTGTTACGCATCGATGTTGATGATGAAGACATGTGGCGGTATTTGTATCAGCGTGATTGGCCGTATCCATACGTGGTCGGTCCGCGTTACAAAGGTTACGCTACGTTGTCAAAATTTATCAACGAAGCGGCGCGTCTCTCACGTGGCGATTTGGTGTTAGTAATCAACGATGATGCTGAGTTTGTCACGCCAAGCTGGGATACAAAGCTCGCAGCGATTGCTGAGCAGTATTCTGATGGCATCTTCGATCTCGGCGTTGAGACCGCGAATGCGGACAACTTTATTTTCCCTTGTGTATCACGACACCAGATCAATCTGCTTGGCGGTGTGTTTGACGAACGTTTGGTGTATCCAGATATTTGGTTACGCGATGTTATGCTGCCGTTTGGTCGTGCTGTGCGGGTGCACGATGTAGAAATTAAACACAACTGGGCAGGACAAAGCGACGATCAAATCAAGGCGGGGCAACAAGTGCACGGCAGCACGTCATACATGCAGTTGTATGATGAGTGCGTGCGCGAAGGACGCGAGCAGATTGAGCAAGTGTTGTGCGTAGGGAGTATTCGACGCCATGATTAACATTTGTGTGCCGGTACTCAAGCGCTATGACTTGCTTCGAAAGTTGCTGCTGTCGCTCGACACAAGCGAACTGCGGCCAACCGAAATTTACATCATCAACAACGGACGCGATTCAGACAAGTTGTCGTTCGCGATGCGTGGTTTGCAATGTGTGCAAGATGTCAATGTGCTGACGCCGAGTCGTGCGATGGGCGTTGCCGAGTCGTGGAATTGGTTTATCGATAACGTTCAAGAAGAACGCGTTATCAGCAACGATGACATTGTGTTCGCGCCTGATTCGATTGGCAAGCTGCTCGCGCCCGACGCTGATTTGATCTGGGCGAAAGGTTGCGGCTTCGCATGTTTTGTATTACGCGATGCGTGCGTGAACAAAATCGGCAAGTTTGATGAGTCTATTTCGCCCGGTTACGGGTACTACGAAGACGAAGACTACTTGCAACGTCTTGACGGACGCGGCACACGCGAGCCGTCAGCACGTTCAATTGCTGTAGACAGCAACGTGATACATGAACACAGTGCGACGCTCAAAGCAGCATCGCATGAAGAGCTGATGGAACATCACCGCAAATTTAAAATTGCGCAACAGAACTACGCGCGCAAATGGGGCGTGGTGTTCGCATGATTTCATTCCTTGTACCGACCATCGGTCGCAAATCTCTCAGCGCGACGCTGCGCTCGATTGAGACAATGCCAGGTGATGAAATTTTGGTTATCGGCGAAACATGTCCAACTGCTGATCCACGTGTGCGCCACATTGCGTGTCCACCAGGACGTGATTGGGGAGCGCTTGAGCGTAATTATGCAACGCCATTTGCAAAGTGTCGCTATCTCGCACACATTGACGACGACGACACTTATGCACTTGGCACGCGCGCATTGATGGCTGACGCGATTGCAAAAACACCGGCTAAGCCTGTGTTGTTTCGCATGCAGTTTCCGAATGGCATCACGTTGTGGCAAGAACCTGTGTTGCGCTGTGGCAATGTTGGCACCCCAATGATGCTGATACCGAATAGACCAACGATGCTCGGAACATGGGGTTCGTTCGTTGGGGGCGATTGCAACTTTCTTGAGACGATGAAATGGACGCCTGACGAAATCGTCTGGCGGCCTGAAATCATTGCACTACTTGGACACAACACATGAAAAAACTTCTCTGGGTTGGTGACGCCGGATGTCCTTCTGGCTTCGCTCGCGCGACGCATGAAATCTTACGCACGTTGTGCGAGTCATTTGACGTAACTGTGTTGGGCATTAACTATCGCGGTGATCCGAATCCTTATCCATATCCAATGTATGTCGCTGCCGCTGGTGGCGACACGCTCGGTTACGGACGACTTATTTGGATGTGTGATCGTGAAAAGCCTGACGTCATCGTGTTGCAAAATGATGGTTGGCAATTTCAACACTACATTATGCAACTGCGTAAGCGACTGCCAAATGGAGAATACGCATTCCCAGAATACGCCAGCATTCCTGTTGTCGCTGTTGTTGCTGTCGACGGCAAAAACTTCACTGGTGCGTGGCTTGACGGTATTTCATTTGCGATCTTTTGGACGCAGTTTGCGCTTGATGAAGCACGCGAAGGTGGTTACAAAGGTCCAGCCGCAGTTATTCCGCTTGGTGTCGATTTGAGTCAATACGCGCCATGCAATAAACAAGATGCGAGACGTCGGCGTAAACTGCCAGTCGAATTTGAAAATGTGTTCATTGTTGGCAACGTCAACCGCAATCAACCACGTAAGCGCTGGGATCTGACAATTAAGTATTTCGCTGATTGGATCAATACGTATGCCATTCGCGATGCATGGCTCTACTTGCATGCAGCGCCAACGAATGACGCGTGCGCTGATGTTGTACAGCTCGCGCGTTATTATGGTGTCGTCGATCGCCTCGCGCTTGTGCGTCCCGAGCCGTTCTATGGTGTTGCTGAAGAAGACATGACTGACACATATAACTGTTTTGATGTCTGCGTCAGCACGACACAAGGTGAAGGCTTTGGCTTGACAACACTTGAAGCGATGGCATGCGGTGTGCCGTGTATTGTTCCGAACTGGTCAGCGCTCGGCGAATGGGCGAAGCGTGGTGCATGGCTCGTCAAGTGCACGTCAACAATTGTTGGTGCGCCATATGTCAATGTGATTGGCGGTGTGCCTGACCAAGTAGAGTTTACAAAAGCCTTGCATGCGCTGTATTCGAATGCACAAGCGCGTGAGAACAACGCACACGCCGCGCTCGAATGTGCGCAACAGCCTGAATATCGCTGGCAGAACATTGGTGAGCGCTATGTGGACGTGCTGAATGAATTGTTACACGTCGCGCCGACTGAGAAGGCGGCTGAAGGCGCGTGGCAAGACCTTGGGCGTCCTGTTGAACAGGTGACAACATGAACGGCGGTAAAGTGCTTGGCGTTGCTCAGATGACGACACGTTTAAAAAGCTTGGCGGCGAAGTTTCCTGATCGTGTCGGTGCGGCGATTTATCAAGAAGCACAGATTGAAAAGACAGAAGCGCAGCGACGCACACCCGTTGAATTTGGTACGTTGCGTGCGAGCGCAATGGTGAGTCCGCCACGACGTAGTGGGCGCAACATTTCGGTGACGATTTCTTTTGGCGGTGCTGCTGCTGCGTATGCGGTGTATGTGCATGAAAATCTTGATGCGTTTCATAAAATTGGACAAGCGAAGTATTTGGAGTCCGTGCTCAATGAATCGCGCTCGCACATGGCTGTACGTATTGCACGTCGCGTGCACTTGAATAGAACGGCTGAAGAGTAAATGGGTATCAAGTGCACGATGCACGAAGTATTTGATTGGGACAATGATGCACGTCCACAACCAGGCGACATGTTTTGGGTGACATTTAGTAGTGGACACTGTAGCACGCATGAACCGCCCTGCGAACGCCATTTGCATGTATGTTGCCCCGGTGGTGCGTGGTGGGATATCGATGGACGTGCAAATAACTGCACAACGCCGGAAGATAAGGTGCATCGTTGTTGGGTGCGGCATGGTGAACCGCCTGAAATTACGGTCGACAAATCTGGTGTGACATGTGCAGCAGGCGCGGGGTCAATTCAGACGCCTAACTGGCATGGGTTTTTACGAGATGGAATGTTGGTTGAATAATGCCATTTCTTGACGAAATTGCAAACAAGCTCGTGAGCGCTAGTGTTGGCGTGCTCGGCACAAACATCTTTCTTGGCAGTGGTGCTGTTATCCCTGCCGGTGATGGTCCGTTCATGACGATTACTGAAACAGGTGGTAGTGCACCCACACGCGTTCATAACGTTGCTGCAGCACATACACAGCGTCCAACAGCACAAATTGCGGTACGTGCGAAGTCGTATGCGACCGCTCGTGCAATGGCGAAGCTCGCATACAGCGCACTTGATGGTGTTTTCAACACGACCTTAAGCGGGACGTTCTATCAAAAAATTACCGCACGGCAAGAGCCGACCGATATCGGCCTAGAGGAGGGCACGGCAAGAAGAATGATTGTCTTCAACATCGAGGCAGAGAAGCAGCCCTCCTGAAGTGATCCTACTTCTGGCCGGCTCTTATAAAGGAGCAGCAAAATGACATTACCCCTAAGCGGACACGGCGCACATATCTATCGTGCGCCAATTGCTACACCTTCCACATTCACCGAAATCGCAGAGGTCGGTGATATCACGTTGCCAGGACTCGACCACAACGAGTTTGATGGCACGTCACACAATCGGAACATTGATGCATACGTGCTTGGTGTTCTCCGGCGCGAGCTGTTTCAGATCAAGGTGAATTTTCTTCCATCTGATTCCACACACGATCACGTCGCCGGCTTGCTGAAAGCGACCGTCACGAATCCGGTTCCTATGGACGGGTTCAAAATGGTGTTTCCCGATCTCGTCAATACGTGGGTGGCGTCAGGACAGGTGAAATCTGTCAACAACATCACGCTACCGGTCGACGGCATTTCAACCGCTGACGTTGGTGTTCGTTTCAGTGGACAGATGGTCATCAACAACGTGCTCATTGGCAACTAGACCTGCGCCCCACGCAGCGCTACTACCTCCTTTGCTGGTTTCAGAGGCGGTGGTGTCATGGGATGAAACCAGCATTAACAATTTTTACGTGGGGAGAAGGAGACTATGACTGAGACAAAAGAAAAAATCGTAGCGTCAATGTCCGAACTGGGTGGTCCTGATTTGGTTGAGTATGACACGGTCCCTGGATTCAAACCAGGTGAAGTGCTTCGCATCGGCTCGCTCACAGCAGGTGACTTTCTTGAATGGGTTGAAAAGAACGAAGGCACTGACGGTGAAGCGAAGAAAACTGCGGGCCTGCGTCTTATTACGAAGAGTCTTGTCGGGCCTGAGCCTGAAAACGTGCGCTACGCTGACGACGCTAAAAACATCGATGTGTTTCGTGCGAAACGTCATCGCGTTACAGAAGCGATCATTCGTGCCATTTTGAAATTGAATGGTATGGTGGTCAAAAAAGACGGGACGACGCAAGCTGAGACAGACGCAAAAAAAGACTGAAGCGTTCGCCTCTGCGACGCGACGCGCATAGATTAGCAGAGGAGCGAGGCTGGGTAAATGTGGATGCGATGCTGGCTACGCTTACAGCCAAGCAGTTTGCAGAAATCATAGCGTTCAAACGTATTGAACCGTTCAGTGCGATGCGCGCAGACGTCCGCATAGCTTCGTTAGTGTGCATGATTGCAAATGTCAATCGTGGACCTCAACAGAAACCTTACAAGATAGAAGATTTTTTACTGCAGTGGGGTGAAAAAGAAGTTCGTAAGCAGTCAGCAGCAGAACAGCTCGCGTTGATGAAACTGTGGACGCGTGTGCACAACGAACTTGAAGCAGAAAAACAACCAGTGATAGATAAATTTGATGACGCGGCGACGAAAGAGATGCATGAGCAGTTAGCGAAAGCACGAGCAGCGATGGTTCCCGTGAAATAACACATGGATATAGGTACACTTACAGGCGCAATTGAAATCGAAGATCTTGGCTCATCAGCTATGACGCTGATGATTTCAAAAGCCAAGGAGTTTGCCGAAAACTTCGAAGGCGCGCTTGGAGGCATCGCGATTGGTGCAAGTATTGCTGTCGCTGCGATTGGAGCGACAGCCGGTGCGATTGCTGCGCTCGGCAATCGTGGGTCTGACGTTAACGATGTTGCAAAAACATTAGATCATTTTGCTGGGAGCGCAGAGAACGCCACTGCGATCATGGATCGTATGCGTGAAGGCACGTTGGGAACGATTGATAATTTCGTGCTTGCAAAAGATGCGGCACGCTTGTTGTCTGCTGGGGTGAAGTTGACGGCTGACGACTTTGGTACACTATCGTCGGCCGCGTTCGTCTTGCAAAACCGTGGTCTCGGCACGACAAAAGAAATGCTCGACCTCGTCAGTGATGCGATGGTCACTGGTCGCACACGTGCGTTAGCGATGAAGCTCGGCGTTGTCGATGTTGGTGACGCTGAAGCTAATTACGCCAAGTCTCTCGGCATTACAAAAGACATGTTGTCAGATGCCGGGAAAGCGGAGTCCCATCGTATCGCTGTGCTTGGCATGTTGAATTCTGCTGTTGCTGACGCAGGCGCGCAACAGCGCGACTTTGGCGAACAGATAGAGTTTGCGATCACGAGTGTCAAGAATTGGATTGATGAACTAGCACAAGCGGTCGCTAGCTCGCCTGCTGTTACGCAAGCGATGACTGACATTGGCAGTGCAGTGATGGAAGCGTTTGGTGGTTCATCAGAGGCCGCCATTAAAAACATCATTAGTGGTATTGATTCTTTTGCGTCGGGTGTTTCAGCCGTCACGCCTTACATTGTTACGTTCAAGAATATTGTCGTTGAGGTGTTTTCATTTTTAAACGACCACAAAGAAGTGTTGGCGTCGATCGCTGCCGGTTATGTGCTCGTGCAAGGTGCGACGATTGCTGTAACTGCTGTGCAAGGCGCACTCGCGTTTGGTGTCGTTGGCGTGACTGCCGCTATTGATGCTGCAACAGCGTCTGTTACAGCGTTTGTTATTGCGACAGGACCTGTAATCATTGCAATCGCTGCTGTGTCTGCAGCAGTTTATGGTGCGGCGCATGCGTGGGAAACGTATAAGACGAATCAAGATACAGCTCAGCAGACTGCGCGCACGCTTGCACAAGAACAGCAAAACTTAGCTAATATCAACAAGAAATACGGAACCTCATTTACCGACTACGGCAACGCTGTGCGTTACGCTCAGCATGAAATGCAAAACGCACGTGATGATCAAGCGTTGTTAAATGCGGTGCTTGCTGCCGGCGATAAGTTAGATCAAAGTGCGTCAGTGAACACAGGTAAATACGCCGCTTCAATGATTGACAGCGCCGCAGCGGCAAAGAAATACGCCGAGGCGCATAAAGCGTTGAATGATGCGATTAAACAAGCCGCGGGTGCGCTTGTACCGTTGAGCGTTGAGCAGAAAATTCAAATCCAAAACTACGCAAAGTTGAAACTCAGTAACAGTGAGATTGCTTCTATTCTCAAAGTTACTGAGTCTGCTGTTGCGTTGTATGGTGACGAGTGGCGTAAAACAAACGAGGCCATGAAAGAAGCTGACGGCGGCGTTAAAACGCTCGCAATTGGCGACTTGCGCGGCATCTTTAATCCTGCCGTGCTTGCGGCCGTCGACGCGACTGCCGCGCTACAGAAGCAATTGCAGTTCACGTTCAGACAAGGCATTCCTGAAGCGACAGTTGCTTCGTTAGACTTAGCGACCGCGATCGATAAAGACGTCTATAGCACAAAAGCGTTGAGTGAAGCATGGGAGAAAGCACATCCGAAACTCACTAGAATTAACACTGCGATGGAAGAGTGGGCCGCGCAGTTAACGCAGCTCGCGCAAGTGTCTGGCGGTACATTCGGTGGCGTGATTAAAGACATTGCACAAGTTGTTGTGTCATACACAATGGCAGCCAAGGCTGCTGAGAATTTTGCTATAGC